CAACGTGCGCCCTTCGGTATCTTGAGGAAGACCAGAGCTGATTCTTCCAGGGATATTCCTCAATAACGATGGGCACTGAGTCACGAAATTTTATCGCCTTCGTAAACTCATCGGCGTAGTGGTCAACAATTTCGAAACAATTCATACTTGGCTTTCGTATCCGTAATCATCCTCGAAGTCGTCCTCTTCTTCCTCAGAAGAGAAACTTTGATTTGGATTAAATTTCCAACGTCCTTCGGTCTTCAGCTTTTTTGTCTTCAGACCGTCGCTTTCGCGGAATTGCTGGTTGCTTTCTTGGAACTCATAATGTTTCTTCTTAGCCATATTACTTCTTTTTCAAGTCCTCTTTCATCTTGTTGCAAAACATCTTATACAGACCCCATTCGCGACCATAGGCTTCGATCTCCCATGGACTCTCGAAATACTTTTCTTCGTTCTCGTAATGAGAAGCGTCAAATTTCATGCCTTTGAACCGAACGTCTCCAGACTTATAGTCGAAGATCTCGCCGTTCAAGTATTGCTTGACGTGTGTCAGTTCGTGTCCTAAGTCAACCAGCACGGTCTTGTATTTGACCAGCGGCTTCTTTGCGCGCTTGCTGATTGAATTGATGTTCACCACGACGGTGAACTTCTTCTTATCATTCTCAATTCCGTCATAGGTGCACCAAGCATTATAATTGATAAGATCGCTCTTATCTGCCAGAGCATCAAACTCGTCTGGGCTCATGACCTTGATTAGAACCTTTGCCTTGTTCTGAACGCTTCGGCGAACCATACGATTCAGAACATAACTTGCATACTTTCGGATAAATGTTTTCTCTTTCGTGTTCAAATAATTGCTTGAAACTACAATCATTTTTTACTCCACTCGTAGTAAAATCGTATCCTTATTAATTCGACCATTCAACTCTGATGCCTTCGAGTTAATGTCACTCATGACCTTTCTCAGCGCAATCTTGCCACCGCTTAGAACCTTCGTTAAAACGTCCTTGGGCTTTCGTAGCGTTTTTGCAACGGACTCTGAGTATTTATAATTGTCAAGGGAAGAACCCTTGACCAACAGACCGACCGAGTCCGTAGCGTTATACACGCCCAACTTTCGGGTCTTTACGTTATAAATCCAGAGTTGCTGTGCCCCGATAATCTTGACGGGATTGATAGAGGTCAGTTTGTTCTCAGAATCCTCCTGGAGGAATTTCAGGCTCTTGACCATCTTATCAAACGATATCGGCTTCTTCTTTCGCGGCTTTCGCGCTGCCTTCTTGTTCGAAGACAACTTTTCGGCGTCGCTGGCGAAGGACAAGAATATGGATGCGGCATCGACCATATCCTTCTGTGGCCAAGGATAAGACTCCTTGACGAATGCGTCCTTCTTGCGCTGTTCGATGAGGGAAACCCACGACTTGGCTCGGGCACGGAAGTATTCCGCAATCCGTCCTGCATGGGCTGGCTTCACGCCATTATCCATCATCCACGTGTATGGGACAAACTCAACATCGGTTTTCTTTCGATTCCAAAGTTTGTCGAACTCGATTTCTAGGTCTTGAATAAAGTCCTCTGCCTTCGCAAGAGTGCGTTCCTGAATGGATACAACGTCTTCAGGTGCGACAGGGACATCGAGTTTACGTGCCTTGACAATCTCATCCAAACGGCTAGTCACGTCCCGAATTTCAGCATTGAAACTTTGGAATGACTCGTCTGGGATCCAGGCACCGAGCGAAAGCATTCGCGCAGTCCAGCCTGTATTGATATGCCAATTATCAGAAAGAAAGGGCACTGCCTTCTTCTGAAGTGTGGTAAGAAGATTCTTCTCTTCCAGATACTCGACAAGAAACTTGCGAGCATCCTTGGAGGTGCGTTCTTCGTTATACCAGTTGAATGCAGTGATTAGAGAAATCTTGCTGCACGGTTCCTCACCAGGAGCCCAAGTGGGTTCATGGTGTACTTTTGGGGTGTACTTAGTTTTAGCCATAACGAATATTATACTCTTCCAAGAATAAATGTCAAGACTTTTTTGTCATCTTTTTGACAATTCTTTCCATCACGGAATTTACTGCTTGCAAGTCTTGGCGTTCGGCGTCTAAAGTTTGGATTTGTTTTTGCGCGTCTTGCAAACGAATTTCCAAAAGTTTGATGTCAAATTTAAGTTTGAGGTTCTCAATAGTCAGAGAATCATTTTGTTTCTTAAATTGTCCAACCATCCCTCGCGCAACATCGCGAATCTTTAGTGCGGCTGAGATTAACTCAGTCATGTGCCTTTCTTCCATCATGACAATATCTCCACTCAAACAGGTATATATTCGTTCATGATTCGAATTGCCCAATCAAACGCAATATTGGCTTCTTCTGCCAGATCGTCAGAGAGTTTGGAACGCAAAGTATCCCTTAGCGCGTCGGCATCATCAAATTCTAAATTTTCGTGGGATGCATCGGGGATTAACATCTTAATCATCTGTCCACCGTATAGATCGCCCATGTGCCAAACATAAACGTGGGCAAGGATTCCGCGCTCGTCTAGTTTAGACAGATAATCAATATATTGATTGGTAGAAGGTTTAATGTATGCATCAGGAGCACCCATATAGAATGCATCCATGAACAACAAATCCGCCCTCTGCAATCCTAACTCAATGAGGTCGGAAAAGATAGGATATTCTTGGGCGCGATTCTCAAGCATGGAATAGAATGCCCACTTGTTGTAGGTGTAGTCAGCCCACATTGAGAGAGGCATCGTTACATTGAAGACTGCCTGCATGAACGGAGACTTCTCCGCTGCTCGGTGCTTCTCTACCGTCAGTTCTTTTAGACTCATCGCGGATTCCCCATAAACTTTTCAACCTTCACCAACTTAGCCTCGGCATAACCTATAATTCTATCTAGGTCAAGACCAACTTCTTCATCGACCAATCGCATCATGGCAAGAACATCGCCCATCTCTTTCTCGAGTTGGGTCTTGTTAGTCTCTTCGCTGTTCGGTGGGCAACCGTCCGCACCGAATCGAATAACCTTGATTGCTGCCTGTGTGAGTTCTCCACATTCTTCTGCGAGAATCATCAGGACTTCTTCTTTTCTATTCATAATGAATCAGAATAGCCTCATCTTTTGGTAGTGGCTTTCCTCGCCGATCGTGCTTGTAGTCGTCAAACACAGATGCTGCGTAGTTGAAGTCTGTCGTGCGCATTTGTGTGCTCCAATATCCAATTGGTCCCAACAAATGAATCCAAGTATCCACATCATAGTATGGATTTGGATTGTTCTTTGTATATCGCTTCATCACTCGAGTTTTCATTCTTCAACTCCAAAATGCGTTTTTAGGTCTTGAGCCAACAAGTGCCCATGCTCCCAGTTACGGGAGGCATAGTTGGCGCATTCCAGCACAATCAATTCGGCAAACTTTTTAACTTCTTCTATCTTACCGTCAGATTCATACTGAATAAGTCCAGACTTCTTTGCGAGGCTAATAATATGTTTGTTCATCACCACGCACCTTCTGTAAATTCCATCAGGTAATTATAAACCCGATTTGGCTCAATGTCAAATATTTTTCGTGGGGTTTCCCCGTCGAATCGCTTGTTCGGGGAATCCCACCATGCGTCAACATAATCCTTACCGACCAGAGCAGTCACTAGGGTATTACATCGATTGCGCAATATTTCAGACATTTATGCAGCCCTCAAACAAGTTTGCTTCGCCAACTTTTGCCAGCCAGTGCGACTCATCTTAAACAGCGTGGCAACCTCGATAACCATACGCAGCGACAACTCGCGCATCTGCTCCATGTTGTTCTCGATAAACTCGAGAATCATCGTTTCGTCTGACGCCGAGAAGCCACGGGACTTCAGCATGCCACCCTTGACGACCTGACGGATACGAACGATGTAGTCCATCTTCGTCTTCATTTCCAGGTCAAGGTAATGTGACCGCGAGACCAGAGCCTCGAAGTGCGGAGACATCTTTGAGCCTGAGGCAATCATCGTGTCAAAATCATAATTCGTGATGAAAATGACCGAGCCATCGAACACGAACGATTCAGGAACCGAATCGCCCTCGTCGTCGAACAATTTCTCCAGCGAAGACGAGAGCCAATACAACTTGCGACGTTCAGTCGAGTCACAGGCACCCTTCAGCAAATTCATGCTGACGTCATCGGAGAAAATCGAGTCGGCGTCGTCGAACACGATAATCGAATTAGCACCACGCGCATTGTACAACAGACGATACAGAGCCATCGGGCGAACGTATCCCTTGATGTAGGTCACGTCCTTGCCAGCCTTCTCAAGGAGAGCCATCTTCTGCTCGACCGTGAAACTCTTGCCGAGACCAGCGGGACCAGAAACGATGAGCGCACGATTGATGCCACGACCAGTTGCGTCAGCCATCACCTCGAGTGCCTCGAAGCGATCGTGCAACTTGGCTTCGATCTGCGCGACCGTTTGCGGCTTGCGCACGGGCACCTTGAATTCAGCGACCTTCGCCATCCGCTTCTTGGTCTTGCGGAAACCGTTTTTGGGTACGCCACGAGGCATGATTAGACCACCTCACCAGTAACGAGGTTGCGGACCTTTCGCACCAATTGGCTGTCGATACGGTGCGCTGCCATTTCCAGCATGTAGATTTGCGGCTTGCCGTCGATGCCCGTGATGTAACCGATCGCGGAGACCGTCATGCACGTGCCGAACGTGTCGAAGTCCATCTTGCGATCGGCTTCCAACTTGTCCAGAGCGTTGACCAGCGACAGACTCATAGCGCGAGGGCTGAAGACGTTCATCTTGATGATGTCGCCCTTGGTCGTATAGGTGGAATGGATACCGTCGTGAAATTCGACGATAAGTTTGGTGCTGCGCGGCAGCGGCTTGAAGTTACGTTTCATGATTAAAGTATGCCTGAATTCTCAAAAAAGACAATAGTAAAAAACTGAATAGAATCAATCACTTGGCTCGAACCAGCGATTTGCGCTTTCGCACTGGTAATCGCAGTCCTCTTCCGCTTCTTTTCGGTTCATGCCGTATCCACACGGACCGACCTGAAAGCCATCTGTGTCAGTCTTGAAACTGACCCAGATGCGCTGCGGACGATTGTAATACGTGTTCCGATTCACTGAACCGCCAGGGATTCCATGACGTTGATGGCTTCTTCGCAGTCGCCGTTGACGACAGCGATCCGCGTGAACGAATCGTTCTTCTCGTCGATCTGGTACTGGTAGTTGCCAGTCTGCCAGAGAACCAGAACCATGCCGTTCTTGCCCATCGTGCTCTTAATCCAATAATACTGCTTCATATTACATGCACCAATAGGTTTCGTTGCTCGGGTCGCAGCAGAATGGCGTGTTCTCGGGGATCCAGATGTCCTTATCCGAGAAGAGGGGACGAACCTTCTTCATCTTGGGCTTCTGGACCTCGGCAAGTTGCGCCTGGAGCCGAGCGATCTCGGCGAGGAGTTGCTTTTCAGTTTTCGTTTTCATAAGTATATGATGCCTGAATTCTTAAAAAACACAATAGTAAAAAATCTAACAAAATCAACGACTTGGGATCTTTGGGGGGAGCCACTTCCCGACATCGGCTCTTAGAAAATCATTTCGTCCGCTTCCTCTCACTTCACTCTATACATATATTCTGCCTGAATTCTTGGAAAAGGCAATAAAAAAAACTTTAATGAAATCAACGACTTACACTGGGAGGTGCCACATAGCCTCATTTCGGTCGATGGAACCGTATATTTCGGAATGAATTTCGTGGATTCGGTCAACAATGCGCCAGCCATTAATACAAAATAAGTCTTTATTATTATCCCCATATTCTACGGTCATAATATCAATAAACTTATTATCTGAGATAATCAGGTCTTTCCCCCAAATATTCCGAATTCGGTTTACCGTGTTGGGGTATTTCTTATTCAGTTCTAATAATAGGGTTTCTGCGGATTTTGGAATATCATTCATAATCAACTCTCAATATAATTAATAAATTGCTGAGCGGAATTCGCCCAACTTATGTTACTCACCGAAAAGTGAACATTGCCGCGATCTATTCTGCAGCAAGCATCTACTGCTATATGTAAATCCTCGAACATAGATCCGTTCACACCTTCAATAATTTGGTCAATCGGTCCAGTTACGGGATATGCTGCTACAGGTGTCCCGCATGCCATTGCTTCTAGGATAACAAGCCCGAAAGTATCTGCCTTGCTTGGGAATACGAATACGTCTGCATTCTGATAGAAAGCAGCCAGTTCTTGTCCAAACTTATATCCTGCGAAATGGATCTTTGGATAAAGTTTCTGCAACCGCTTTCTATCTGGACCATCACCAACTACAATCTTGGTGTAATTGTAAAAATCGTTGTTATCTGGCAATCTACAGAAGTCTTCGATGTTCTTTTCTTTGCTCACTCGACCGACATACAACAAAGTTTTGTTTCTATTGTCATATCTATCGTTAAATCTGAAATACCAATCATAACCCTTACCCAACACAACGCTGTTCCACTGAGGGTTTTCTTTGGCACTTGATTTAGAAGAACACATTACATATTTGGACTTCTTGTGAAACCAGTCGAAATACCACTTGGTCATCCAAATAGGAATACCATACATCGCCTTGAAAAACTCAGGAAACTTTGTGTGGTATGCGGAGGTGTATGGGAGTTTCGCCGAACGAAGAACATTCCTAGCCAATAGACCCAGAATGCCTTCTGTTGCAATGTGATACATTACTTGTATTTCGCTTGGATATTTATCAATAAGAATTTGTCGCATCTTCTTCTTAGTGCAAAGGGCGATTTGTATCCCCTTGTATAAGGGGAAGGCGAAGTTCTTAAACAATCCTGGATGTACGATTTCTACGTGCACATGGGGAGGGATATGTTGAATCAGATTCTTATAGGTAGTTACAACGCCATTAACCTGCGGATCCCAGGCATCGGTAATAATTATCAGCTTTGTTGCCATTGAATAATTTCCCACTTCCCGTCATAATGTTCAACAAGAGCAGTACAGCTCTCGACCCAATCTCCGTCATTCATGTACTCAACGCCGTTGACCGTCTTAATATCTGCATGGTGGATATGCCCACAGATAACTCCATCGGCTTTTTGCTTTGCGCAGTATTCGGTAATTAACTCTTCGAAATTAGCCAAATATGAAACTGCTTCCTTGGTCTTGTGCTTTAAATAAGCACTCAGGCTCCAATGTGGAAGTCCAAACCAGTTTCTAATTTTGCTAACAAGAATGTTTACATCCAAAAGGATATTGTAGAGGAAATCTCCAAGATGGTATAGCCACTGGAGTTTAGTTCTCAATACGCCGTCAAAAATATCGCCGTGAATGACCATGTAAGTCTTTCCGTCGATTCCTTCGTGGCGGCACTGATTTACTAATTCAATATTCCCGAACCACATATCAAATGGCAAAAGCCCACGGAAAACATCGTCGTGGTTGCCGATAACGTAAACAACCTTGGTGCCTCGCTTCGAAGCAGTGAGGATTCTACGGACTACATTTGTGTGCGATTGCAGCCAGTAAAATTTGCGCTTCAAGCGCCAGCCGTCGATGATATCGCCGACGAGGTATAGATTCTCAGCCACGTTGTGCTTTAAGAAATCGCACAACAATTCTGCCTTACATCCCTTTGAGCCTAAGTGGATATCCGAGATGAAGATAGACTTGTATGCGTTTATCATTAGTCAGCTCGCGTAAAGAGGTGTACCCTCTTATATATTACAAAAATTATTACGAAATTATTAAGATTTACGGTTTATCTATGTCGAGCGCGCTTTCTCAACTGGATCCTCAAACAGCCGTAGTCATACTACTTGCCTTACACCGAAAGGTAGGGTGGCTGAACATTATTTATAAATTTTGTGTGTCCATGAATTTTAATTCTTGGACAGTGCGTTCGCGTTTGGGATTAGGATGGCACACAGAACATTTAGGGACGCCGCAATCCAGTGCATGCTTCTTGGCAAACCTATGTTCTTCTGAGACATCCATCCCAGCCGCTTTCGCAATCTTCACTTGTTTCTTAATCTTGGCAGTTGTCTTGGCTATTCGTCGCGAGTGTCGAATCTTATCTTCTTCACTAGACATACATTACCCCACAGATACATTCTTAACATTGCTCACGCGGAAAGAACGCCAACCGTTGACTTCCGTATCCCAAACCGAAATATTACTATCGCTGCCTGAATTTTCCTGAAGCAGAACCTTGCCCTCTGTAGGGGCAGGAACATACTCACCAAGCAATGTGCACTTCATAGTACGCTCGCTACCATCAACCTTGGTAAAGGTCACGGTGACTACGTTGTTCTTAAGCAAATCGACCAGGCTTTCTTTCGTAAAAATCATAATATTACCCCACTAGTTGAACCGCATCAGTAATGCTCTGTTGCGGAAAATTAAAGTTCTCGAGAATTCTCTTGAACATATACATCACAGTCTTCGTTTCCATAACTCCAGCTTTCACAATAAGCCCATGGCATCCAGCCTTGGAGTTGTTCTTGATAAAATGAGAAACATCGCCGATAACAGCATTATAGACTTCTATGTCTGACTCATTATCCTTGTACGTCAGGATATGATACTTGAATCCAATTTCTGTTGGTTCGACTTTTCGATCATCATAATGGTAGACTGTAGTTGCTACTTCGCGCACAATCTCATCATTAGTATTTACAGTTTCAACGTACCACATGGCTCCATCGCAATTATCTGCGTTATTGTTATCAGCCATTTGAAACTCCTTTATCGGTTTTTGAAATACTCGATCGTTTTATCAAGACCCTCCTCTAGTGCAATTGTTGGTTGCCAATCTAACTTTTCTTTTGCCATTGTGATTACTGGCTTTCTTTGTTGTGGATCGTCGATTGGTCTTGGGATGTTTACCTTGTACCCCTTCCCAACCTTACGAACTATTATACTCGCTAATTCATCAATAGTAAACTCTCCGGGGTTTCCAAGATTAATTGGACCGATTTCTTTTGAGTTTGCGAATCGAACGATACCTTCAACGAGGTCTGAGACGTAGCAGAAGCTGCGAGTTTGTAGTCCTGCTCCTGCGACAGTAATGTTTGCGTCTGCAAGAGCTGCTACGATAAAGTTGGAGATAACGCGACCATCATCTGGCGCCATTCTTGGACCGTAAGTGTTGAATATACGGAACACGCCAATATCTACTTCGTGCATTCTATTGTAGTCGAAGAAGATCGTTTCTGCTCCGCGCTTACCTTCGTCATAGCAAGAACGTGGACCGATCGTATTCACGTTCCCCCAGTATGATTCTGGCTGTGGATGGATTTCGGGATCGCCATAGACCTCAGAGGTCGATGCCTGAACAACACGACACTTGTGGTACTTCGCAATTTCTAGGACAGAACGTGCACCAAGGATGTTGGTAAAGAACGTATACAGCGGGTCTTTCTGGTAATGCACTGGAGAAGCGGGGCAAGCGAGATTATAAATCTGCTCAAACCCATATGACCTATCCATAAACCTTAGAAGCATCTCATTAGAAGTAACATCTAGGTTGTGAAAGAAGAAACGCGGATTATCCTCGAGTTGCTTGATGTTTTTAAGACTTCCTGTGTATAGGTTATCAACGCAATGCACGGTGTGACCGTCGGCAATCAAACGATCGCAAAGATGCGAGCCAACGAATCCAGCGCCACCAGTTACTAATATGTTCATGATTTCTCCAAAGTATCAATCATATATCTCGCCATATACCAAGCATCGACAACGTCTGTAGTTGGTGAACCCAGCTTTGTCGTCGGCGATAGTATATTATGTAGGTCAAGTCCAGTCTCGGCTACAAACTTCTCAAGCATGTTCTCTTTCTTTGCATTACCCTTCCCAGTAGCAAACTTCTTGACTACGGTCGGTGGAACAGTATGAAACTTGTAGTCGTTCTTGTATAGAAGGTACTTGAGCACGCCACAGTTTTCTGCTATATGAAAGACCTTGCCCTTAGAACCAAAGGAATAATCTTCTATCATAATATGAATCTCTTCACAAGTCAAGTTTGTAAGACCATTTAGGATAGAAAGAACCCAGTTTGCAATGTTCTCGTACCTCTGCTGTTCTGTGAGGTACTCATCGTGCTCTTTGCCATATATGTTCTGAAACTTGCCGACGACTGCTTTTCTGTCAGTCAGAAAGTGTAAAGAACTATTTGCAAAAGTTTTATCTGTGCTTACACAAACGCAAGGGCAAGTCAGAGAATAATCAATGCCAACGGCTATCATCGTCATCTTCGTCTGAGTCGAGAACGTTCGTCTCTTCGAAGAATTCGTCTTCATCGTCGTTGAAATTTAGCTCTTCATTTTCTTTGTCATAATAATCGCCACAAAATGGGCAATGGCTCGGTGAATAACTGACTTCATCTTCGTCAAAACTGAGCGCGAAGGACGATCCACAGTTGTCGCAAACTAACTTTAATTCTGCCATTATCAGCTCCTCGTTATTGCTGTAATCTTATCAATCTGTTTTTGGATGATTGGTGCCCGATTTTCCCACTTAATATAGGCTTTGTCCGGGTTCTTCATTAGATTATATAGCAGAGGCAGAATTAACCCCTCAACCTCTTTCAATTTAGATTTATATTTTTCTTCAATCAACTGGTTCTGAGTACTAATAAGTGTATCGTGTGTACTTAAAATCGCGTCGACTTTTTCCTGCAACGCCTTTATCTCATCATTGTTCTGATGAATTGGCGTGACCACAGGGGCTTGCGGTTCACTATCTTCGAAACTAAAACCAAAGTCAAAATCATTCGGCGTCGCCATTGTAATCTCCTATTCTAAAATAGACGTAGAGGATCGTCCTCTCGGGGTGCCGCAGGAGCAAAGTATTACTGCTCTTACCACCAGCGTCAGAATGCATTAGTACTCCAGGATTAATCCTTCCAGTTTCTTGCTAGCTGCTGCGAGCGCACCTCGCCAGACGTCTATCTCTATATATATTATTCTAGATGAGGCAATAGCAGTTTCTTAACTTTGGGTATATCGAAAATAATTTTTGGCAAAGTTTCTATAGGATGTTTCTTCAAGATAGAATTAATGTATCCATTCGGGGATGGCGATCCATCCTTGTATTCTTGCTCTATAATTTTTTCTCTGAGTTCTTGCGTCGAGTAACCGCCAAAGTCAACCTCGTTGCTTTTATCTGAGTAGTGAGAAAACGCATCCAATTTAATTTTTCGTTTGCTTTTATCTCCCATCCACGAGAAGTGCCAACCAAGGTCTTCTACTCTACGCCCGTCTTGCATAGGGAAAGATTTTTCATAGATTGGCATATAATTCGATCTGATGCGATTAGGATCAGTTACCATCAACTGCTTTTTTGTTGCTAAGAATAGAGCATCCCATCTCCACCAGTTGTTGATAGAAGTATTAAAAACTCTTAGGTCTGCCCTTGCCTGTAGATTTATCAACGGGATAGTCAATATTGTGTTGTCACTGACTATATTAGATATCCACCAAATCGCTTCTGGGTTTATGATTTCATCAGAGTCAGAGCAAATGAATTGCGTATCATCAGAATACCTATACAGCATAGACAGGATTGCATTTTTTTGCATGCGTTCTCTGGCTCTGGCTCGCAGGGAAAAAATGTTTGAAACTCCCTCATAATAACAATTGAATCCATCAATTGGTTGTATTTCTAGATTGTCGTCATCTGGAATGTCTAGGTCTACAATGATAATTTTATCTGATGGGATATTAAACTCGCGCAACACATTTCTGAGATTTCGCTCAATTGGTATACCGCTTTGTGTTCTGTTAGATTCAGCGATGACGAACTCATCAACGTAGTCATACAGCATTTTGATTCGAAGTTCCAGTAACTCTCTACCCGTTGGGTCAAAATATGGAAAAACATCTACAATTTTCTTTTTCATACTATACCCCAAGATACTCTCTAACGGCTGGTAATTCAAATACAACTTGAGGCAGGTTCTCGACAGGATACTTCTTCATAACTGTTCTCGGGTCACCCCAAACATTGATTGAGCCTTCTTCAATTTCTTGAGTCATTAAGAATTCTTTCATCGCATCGCTTTGCATTTTTGGAACTTTGAAGAAATGGATGATATCGCTATAATGGGAGTATGCTGCGAGTTTTTCAATTTTAGCCTCTCCACCACCCATCCAAGAAAAGTGCCACCCACAATCTTCGACACGAATTCCATCTTGATGCACATAGTTAGTATCGAAACGATTTATTAGAGTACCCTCAGGAGCAGGTCCAGTCCTGTCGGGAAATTCATCTGGTTTTAAATTTTCTTTAAGAATTGATGGCTTGGTTTCTCTGAAGTGGTGTTTCATACACAAAACCATGTTTTTATCAAAAATTCTAGGTGTATCTGTTTCTTTCTCGTACACTCGCATGTCAGCCCTGCCCTCTAGTTGAACCAAAGGAACTCTGAGGACTATATCTGGGTATCTTCTTGCCATTTCTGCAAACCAAGTAACCAGTTCTGGTTTGATGTATTCATCACCATCACATAGGATGAATACAGTATCATCTGGATAATCGTCGACGATAGATAAAACAGAATCTCGCAAAAAACGTTCTCTATGCCATGTGCTTCGATCCCAACTGCAAGACCGTTCTGTGAGTACATGGTCATAGTGGTCCAAAGTAATCTTATCGTTGGTAGGCATATCAACTTCAACAACTCGAACCTTGTCTTTGAATGGAAGATCGAGTTCGTCAATAACTTTCTTACATTCTAATTCATTAGGGATGCCGCTATAGGACATATTCCCCTCAAAGAAGACTATTTCGTCAACAACTCCACCGAGCAAATGCATTCTCAGTTCAAGTAATTCTTTTTGCTTGAAGTATAGTGGACAGTCGACAACCATTTTTTCTTTTTTCATAATTAAATTCCGCCTCTTATATCCAATGCTTGTTCAAGAGAATAATTTGGGAGAAGGTATTCAAACACTTTGGGCAATTCAAAAATTTCTTTTGGAAGGTTTTGCAAAGGATACTTTTTCAACTCAGATCCTAATACGCCAGTAGGGCATATGCTGCCCTCATCAAATTTAGTTTCCATGGCAAATCGCTTCATTTCTTCTGAGCCATAATCGCCATTAGCAATTATCCCTCCTATCTTATCTTGATAGTGCGAGAAAGACTTTAACTTGATGATTCTATTTTCCAATGGACCCATCCAGGAAAAGTGCCAACCACACCAATCAACTGGCGAACCATCAACAGTAATACTTAGTCGGTTTATACCTGCGTATCTAGATCTTAATGCACACGGGGTGTGGCGAAGCAACAATTCTTTCGTACATAAGAATGGAGCAATCCACCTGTGCTGTACCCCATGCTCATACACCTGCAAATCTGCTCTAACCTGAAAGTGATGCATTGGAACATCAATCATGTCGTTCGGGAACTTTCTAGCAAAGTCAGAAAACCACCCAAGATATCTTGGGTCAATTATCTCATCTGAATCTGAATTGAAGATTACTGTATCGTCGCTATATCTATACAATGCTTTGGTTATTGCATCTTTTTGCATTCTCTCGCGAGTTTTAGCTCGCACAGTATTCATATTGCTTTGGTCATAGTTTGCATTGTAAATATCAATGTGTTCTACAACTAGATCTTTATCATCTGGAATATCTAGATCTACAATAATAATTTTGTCTGTTGGGATGCCTCTTTCTTTTAGAGTTTCCCTCAGACCACGCTGGATTGGAATACCGCTGTGAGTTTTATTAGACTCTGCTATAACAAACTCATCAACATAATCATAGAGCATTTTGATTCTGAGTTCTAGCAACTCTTTACCAGTTGTATCAAAATATGGGAAAAAGTCTACAATCTTAGACATTACGGCTGTCCTTCTGGCAACAAGAATTCTTTTACCTTCGGCAAGTCAAACAAAACTCTCGGCAAATTTGTTGTGGAGTAATTTGATGTCTTGTACCCATACTTTGATTCGATACCCAATTTCTTCAGCGAATCAGAAGAAACATTATTGACGACGTTTAAATTAGCGTAATGGATGAATGACTCAGCCTTCTTTTTCTTTCTTTCTTCGTCTCCCATCCAAGTAAAGTGCCAGCCGAGATCCGTAATCATATTATTGTTTTCAGTCAAGTACACAATTGAGTATGGCGTCAGTTTCTCTGACTTTATCTTTGTTGGAGTACTATAGCGTAGATGATCCTTCAAGCAAATCATCATACCCTCAGCCCATGCAACTGGGTTTCCATTTGCATCACAAACTTGCTGGTCAGCTCTACCTTCAAGCAAAGTGAGTGGAACCTTGATGACATTATTTTTAAATTGCTTTGCCATGTCGACAACATACTTGATGTTTCTTGGGTTAATAATTTCATCACAATCGCTAAGGATAAATACAGCATCATCACTGAAGTTTTCAATAGCAGTAGTAATAGCGTCTCTTTGAATTCTTTCTCTACTCCAAGCAAGTACTTCTTTCGGTGATTGTGAGAGCTGAGAATTGAGGGTATCGATCTCATCAGCTTGAATACTGTCAGAATATGCAACTTCAAGAACTAAGATCTTATCTTTGGGTAGATTTAGCTCCTCAATCGTTTTCATTGCAGTATATTCTTTAGGGATACCGCTGTGTGTTTGGTTAGATTCAATAATAACAAACTGATCTACGTGGTCCTTTAAAACATTAATTCGCAGTTCCATCAATTCTTTTTCATTGAAGTATGGGAATACGTCAATAATCTTAGCGGTCTTTGCGTTTTGAGGGATGTCGATTACACCACCAACATGCTTATACTTATATGGCATCTTCAGGTTATTGAAGTTGTTTTGGACCCCGAGCTTGTACTCATTAGTCATCTTATCCCAATAGTTTTCATGCAAGTCGCGTAATATCGCTTCCGCTTCCACATGCTTCCCCCACCACCAACCAGCAACAGCTTTATTGAATAGTAGTGCATAATATCCAGGATATCCTACATCTGATTTTAGAGGTTTATGCTTGACGCTTAGACCAGAAAGTGCAACCTGGATAAGAGTGTATTGCAAATTATACCACTTACTCTGTTCATATTGTTTTCCTAGAAGGAAGTATGCTTCTGGTCTAGACGGACATAGCGAGATTGCGTGCATATATGAATTGCGAACGCTATGCCCTCGCCTTCCTTGGGTCTCGAAACAGATACCCATTTGTAATAGGCATTCATATGCTAGATCGTTATCATCTGCAGATCTTTCTGCAGCTCGAAGATAGTACGTTACAGCCGACGCAGTTTGATTAATTTTGTGGTATTCTCGAGCCACATTGTAATTCAGTACTGCGCTTTCTGTATCTTTGACGTATTCATACACGGCATTTTGTAGTTCTTTGCTCATATCAAACTCACAATTAATAGTGTAACACAGCGACTTCATGACCAACAAATTTGGTCACCCATGGCTTCCTCTTGTATATATCACTATTACATACGAAGTCAAAATACTTCTTGTAGTAACTCAATTTACAGAGCCATAGTTTGTCACATGCAATCGAAAATGGAACCAGCGTTGGTGTTTGCATCAGATACTTTACAGCACCCTCCGTCACACCAACCCAACTTGGATGACACATATCATCAAGGAGAACAACTCCATCATTCTTTACGATTTGATTTGCGATCTGCAGATCGTTAATAGTGTGCTCAGCAGTATGTCCACCATCAATAGAAACATAACGCATAGTACCTAGACCAATTTGCTTCACGAGATCTACTGAAGAATCGGTAGAGTCACCTTTGATAATTTTTGTATTTTCGCCGAAAAACTTGTCTAGATTTTTTAGGTTTTCTTTAAAGATTTCTACAGAACCCTTACCCGATCGATCGATGTTCAGATGCTGGTCATCAAACACATCAACTGCAAAAGAAGGTTCAGTTTTTTTATCGACAAGGCAGTTCAAAGCCATGTATAGTTTTCCATGGTGAACACCAATCTCGCAAACTCCACCACCTGCAGAATTGATTCCTGAAGACTCCAACATGTCAACTACATGAGGAATATTATTGTGTGGCCAACCTTCGATCTTAAAGAATCCATTGTTGTAATAGTTCTTCAGGTAGTGATTATTAATTTCCATAAACCAGTTTCTCCATAATATTTTTTGGCACACCTAACAAATATGCTGCATTGTCTTGAAAGCCGAAAGAGATAAGATATTCATCTTTGTATTCTACCAAGCCAATGCAAAACTCAATTTGCCCATCCATAAAGCTGAACGGCTCCCCATACTTAACTACGTTCCAATCCTTATCCCATACAATGAATGCATGGCGATAGGTTGCGTTCTTTCTTCCTGCTTTGCTCTTGAAAAGATCTACAACGTGGGCGATTGTTATTCTATGCTCACCGAATGGAATTATCTGGCTACCACCTCTGAAATCGTATGGCTTAGGTACATAATCTGAAGATAGAAATGCCGTTTCGCAAGTTTTCTTTTCTGGGTCAACCTTCACAACTTGGGTTGGGTTAGACCACTTAACATAGTGGAAAGGCATGTCAAGCACAGGAACCCAGTTCTTTTCGCAATATGTATTGTCTGGTGGTGGCGCGGGGATTCTCCAGCGAGTTACTTCCTTAACCTTACCATCTTCTTCACGAATAATTTCAGAAAGTTCCATTCTTCCCTGACCATTCGTTGTTGTATCTCTGCGGACACCACTGATATACAACTTACCTTCCCATCTAAACACACGAGCGTCTTCAAGACCAACAAATTCCCAGATAGGTCTGATGTCATGCTTCGACGTATCAATCTTAGTAAAGGTCTTGACGGTCAAGTCTTCATTGATTGTGCAAAAATAGTTTTGAGTAGTGAGGGAAATGTCATCCTCTGGATTTAGATAAGATAATGGACCCCATTCATGCTCATACACATTTCGTTCAGAATGATACAAAGTATATTGACAATGGCGAAGGTTTAGAACCAACTCCCCATTATCAACATAGATCGATGGATTGAACAACGCAGTACCATTAGTTTTAGGACCGTCGTTTATGATGAGTGGGGCTAGTCTGCCACCATTCTCGAGTACATAAGAAACAAAATTATTCATAAAATCTCCAATCACTTAAACCAACCGACTCGCTTACCTTCTGCCTTACGCTTTTCCGCTTCCTCAACGCTGCCAGGGTAACGGATCGCCCAAATCATCCAAAATGCCATAAATACTGCAACACCAAAAACAAGTTTCACGTTGTGTGTAGTAAACCAAAGAATGACTAGGCTTGAGTCCATTGCAACAAACATAATCCATTTAGCCTTAGTTGGGTACACGCTATTATTGCCCCAGTTCTTTAGGAACGGTCCAAACAACTTGTGGTTCATCATCCAGTTGTGCCACTTATCAGAACTTCTTGCGAAACAGTAAGCGGCAATAACACTAGGTGTACTCCAGGGGATGCCTGGAGTAACTATGCCAATATATGCTATACCTAAGCATAGCATACCTGCAATAAAAAATAAAGTTTTTTTCATATTAAATTTCACATCCACCAGCAGCACACGCCAAGGTCTGGGCGCTTTCAGTTGTATCAGTTTCTTCCATAAATTCAGTCCAGTTGATTTCAACGTTTTGAGTTGCTAGAAGTTCATTATACTTAGCCTCGTCAATAGCCTCATATGGAGCCTGGCGGTAAGAACCAGTATCACGTGGTAGGAACGAAACACCAGACAATGTTGCCATGTTCTTGTATACCCAAGCACCAACATCCATCCACTCATCATCACCAACGTATACGGTGATAGATGGCTTATGCTCACACCAGTGGTCTTGGTAAATCTGCCATAGTTCAAGTTGCTTAATAGCAGTTACATCCTTGGTTAGAACTGCACCAGCAGGTGCCTTCATTGGGAATGAAAATACCCAATTACTTTTACTATAGAAGTCTTCCTCGGCGGCATATCCCCTTTTAATCATGAAATCTGCAAGAGGATCTTTCTTATCAGCGCGAACACGACGGATATAATACTCGCTGTAACGTGGGTGAATACCAGAAGCAGAGTCAACTAACTGACTTACTGTGCCTGATGGCTTCACACAAGTGATGGCGGCAGAAACTTCAATACCAAGCGCATCAGCAAACTTCTTGTTAGTATCTACGCAAGCCTTACGCAATTCCTGTAGCGCACGAGGAAGATTTCCATGCTGAATATCCTCAGGATTGCTACCATTCAACAAAGCGTGATCCATAATACCTGTTAGCGAAACGCCAAGCAAACGCTCTTCATCACAGTTCTTCTTCCACTTCTTG